TATCTTTTGAATGGAGAACAATATGAGTAAAAGAGCAAGCATACATTATGTAAATAATGCTGACTTTTCTCAAGCCGTAGTCGACTATGTCACTGTAGTTGAAAATGCTAAGAAAAACAAGACATCAATTCCAAAAGTACCAGATTACGTGGCGCAATGCTTTTTACGTATCGCCGAGGGTTTGTCTCACAAATCCAATTTTATTCGCTACACATATCGCGAAGAAATGGTCATGGATGCGGTGGAAAATTGTTTGAAAGCAATTATGAACTATAATCTAGAAGCAGCCACTCGGACTGGTAAGCCAAATGCTTTCGCTTACTTTACTCAGATCTCATGGTATGCTTTCCTTCGACGTATTGCTCGTGAAAAGAAACAACAAGATATTAAATTGAAATACATTGCCAATTCTGGTATTGAAGACTTTATGATTAATGAACATGGCGACGATACTTCTGGTCTGGTAGCAGAAGCATTTGTTGATACTTTGAAAACTCGTATTGACCGAGTCAAGTTTGTTGATCATGAAATAAAAGAATATGCTAAGGTAGAAAAGAAACGTAAGAAACGTACTATCACTGCTGATTCTGATCTTTCGGAGTTCCTTGAATGAAAATAGCAATTCTCAATGATACTCATTGTGGAATTCGTAACTCATCTCAAATCTTTCTCGATAATGCTGAAGACTTCTATAAGAACGTTTTCTTTCCGGAATGCGAGAAGCAAGGTGTAACTCAAATCGTACATCTTGGAGATTATTACGATAATCGCAAAGTAATTAATGTGAAAGCACTCAATCATAATCGTAAGTGCTTCTTGAATGAAATGCGTAAACGTGGTATGACTATGGATATCATCCCTGGTAACCATGATACGTATTTTAAGAATACAAATGACATGAATAGTTTGAAAGAACTACTCGGTCACTTTATGAATGAAGTCAATATTATTATGGAACCGACCGTAATGGAATATGGTTCTTTGAAAATGGCTATGTTACCGTGGATTTGCCAAGACAATTATGATAAGTCTATGGACTTTATCTCAAGTTGTAAGGCTGATTGGTTAGCTGCTCATCTTGAATTGACTGGTTTCGAAATGATGAGAGGCGTAAAGAATACTCATGGTATGTCTGCCGAGTTATTCAAACGCTTTGAATTGGTATTAACTGGTCACTTCCATGTAGGATCGAAACAAGACAATATTTGGTATCTTGGTAGTCAGATGGAATTCTTCTGGTCAGATGCTCATGATCCAAAATATTTCCACATCATTGATACCGAGTCTAGAGAAGTAGAAAGAATTCGAAATCCATACACTTTGTTTCATAAAATTGTTTACAATGACAAAGAAACCGATTATAATAACTATGATACTTCGGTATTGGATAAGAAGTTTGTCAAAGTTGTGGTGGTAGAAAAGTCTGATAGTTTTGGATTTGATCGGTTTATTGATCGTATCCAAAGTCAAGACATTTATGATTTGAAGATCTCTGAAAACTTTAACGAGTTTATTGGCTCGAATGTTGAAGATGAAGGTCTAGAAGTTGATGATACTCCACAACTGATGGATGACTATGTTGATGGCGTAGATACTGATCTTGATAAAGGTCGTATCAAAGTGATGATGAGAGACCTGATGACTCAAGCTCAGGCTTTGGAAATTGTATGATTATCTTTCAGAAGATTCGTTATAAAAACTTTCTATCGACTGGTAATAATTTTACCGAGATCGATATCCTTCGGCATAAATCTACATTGATTGTTGGCCAAAATGGAGCCGGTAAGTCCACAATGTTGGATGCTATCTCTTTTGCTCTGTTTGGCTCAGCACATCGTAATATCAATAAACCACAATTGGTTAATTCGATTAATAACAAACAATGTGTTGTCGAAGTTGAATTCAAAGTAGGTGCTGCTCAGTTCAAAGTAGTACGTGGTATCAAACCCGGTATCTTTGAGATCTGGAAGAATGGTGAAATGATTAACCAATCTTCTCATGCCAAAGAATACCAGAGAATCCTTGAACAAAACATTTTGAAGTTGAACCATAAATCATTCCACCAAGTTGTGGTACTTGGTTCTTCTAACTTTATTCCTTTCATGCAATTGAATCCTCATAATCGTAGGCTTGTGATTGAGGATCTTCTGGATATTGGTGTCTTCTCAAAGATGAATCAGATTCTCAAAGAAGAAACCAATACGATTAAAGATAATCTCAAAGATCTATCTTATAAAATTGATTTGTCCAAAAACAAAATGGACACTCAAAAGAAATATATCAATGATGTGAAGAAAATTACTGATGAGGCTATCACATATAAAGAAACTCAAATCTCTACAAAACGTAAAGAGATTGAAGATCTTGAATCTGATAATGCTAAATTGAGTTCTTCCATTGAAAAGAATCAGAGTGGTATTGAAGATGAACTCAAAAAATTACACGACCGCAAACAATCTTTATTGCAGTACTCTGCGCAGTTCAGACAGCAAATGGCGACAGTCGCTAAAGACGCGAAGTTTTATGAGGACAATGAAACGTGTCCCACCTGTGCCCAAGATATTGGTTCGGAACTCAGAAACGAGAAGATGGAACAAGCGAAATCTAAAGCTAAGGAATTACAAAGCGCAATGGGTAAGCTCACTGACGAATCAACTCAGGTGGAATCGTCTATTTCGAACACCAACGACGCACTTACCAAGATACGAGACAAACAATCTGTTCTACATTCTAACATACAACAAATCAATCGGTTGCAAAGCGAAATTGGAAATCTCAGAGAAGATATTGCTGGATCAGCTGTTGCAGATTTAAAAGAAGCAGAACAAGAATTAGAGAATATCAAATCAACTCTTTCTGATATGACAGACTCTAAGATGAGACTCAACGAGACTTATTCTTATAAATCTGCTATAGCTGAAATGTTAAAAGATACTGGTATCAAGACTAAGATTATCAAACAATATCTACCAGTCATGAATAAATTGATCAATCAGTACTTACAAGTTCTTGACTTTTATGTTCACTTCAATCTTGATGAAGAGTTCAATGAATCGATTCTCTCTCGTCATCGTGATGCTTTTGGTTATGATTCTTTTTCTGAAGGCGAGAAACAACGTATCGATTTGTCTCTACTCTTTACTTGGCGGCAGATCGCTAAGATGAAGAACTCAGTGGCTACAAATCTCTTGATGTTGGATGAAACATTTGACTCAAGTCTTGATCATGAAGGTGTGGATAATCTACTCAAGATTCTCTATACTCTTGGTGATGATACCAACATCTTTATCATTTCTCATAAAGGAGATATTCTTGATGGTAAGTTCGAAAACAAGATTGAATTTATCAAAGAAAAGAATTTCTCGAAGATCAAATAATGGAAGTATCAAAAGAAACTATATGGCACTTCACTTGCCAAAAATGTCTGGCTTGGTTTTCAATTGCTACAAGTGATCGATTCGACCCAATGACTCGTGAATTTTATTGTCCTTGGTGCGGCGAAAAAAGTAAATGCGAACCAAAAAAGTAGTTTACAAATCAGTGAAAATGGTGTATAATATACCTAGTTTTAATGCGGAGATATATAATGGAACTAAGCGAAAATACTCTTACTACCCTGAAAAACTTTTCAGGTATCAATCCAAACATGATGATTCGTACTGGCAATACTATTAAGACTATCTCAGAAGCACGTACAGTTCTCGCTAGAGCTACTGTTGCTGAAGAGTTTCCAGTCGACTTTGGTATTTACGATCTCAACGAATTTATGGGTGTCCTTGGTCTGGTTGACAAACCAAATCTCAAATTCCAAGACGAATTTGTGATTGTCAATGATTCCACTGGTCGCTCTAAAGTCAAGTACTTCTATTCGTCTGAAGATACTTTGACAACACCACAAAAAGACATCACAATGCCAGAAGCAAATGTGACGTTTACTTTGACTAATGATACGATGAATAAATTAAAACGTGCAGCATCGACTCTTGGTCATAGTGAAATCTCTATTTCTGGTAAAGATGGTGTACTCAGTCTTTCTGTGGTTGATTCTCAGAACATGACATCGAATGCTTTTTCTATTGACGTCGATGGAGAATTTGCTGAAGATGCTACGTTCAACTTTATCCTGAGTACAAACAACTTGAAGATCTTACCTGGTGATTACGAGGTTCAGATCTCTTCAAAATTAATCACGCAATTCAGTCATAAAAGTCTAGACGTGAAATACTGGATTGCTCTTGAAAAATCCTCTACATTTGGAGTATAAGACATGTCTGAAACTACAACTCAACTTCGTGAAGTGGCTAATCGTACTTCTCGATCTATGATTGCCGTCATTGATGCTATGACGCAACGTGGCGCAATCAAAGGTGAAGAGCTATCCACCATTGGTGGACTCCGCGACCAAGCGATTCAAATCATTCAACTGTGCGAACAGGTTGAACAAGAAGAAGCGATGGAAGCCGCTGAGGGAGAGCAAGGTTAGTCGCTCAATAGACTCGCGGGGAGCCACGGTTAGCTCCCCACCCTTATTTTATTATGGAGCACGTGAATGTCTAATGATTATCTTTGGGTGGAGAAGTTCCGCCCTAAAACTATCGCTGAGTGTATTCTACAAGACGATCTGAAAGAAACTTTTCAAAAGATTGTAAATTCTGGTGATATTCCTAATATGCTGTTCAGTGGTACAGCTGGTACCGGTAAGACAACGGTCGCCAAAGCTCTTTGTAACCAAATGAATCTTGACTATATCATGATCAATGGTTCTGAAGACGGTAATATTGATACCCTGCGTGGTAAGATTAAACAGTTTGCTTCCACCATTTCATTACAAGGTGGAGTCAAGGTTGTCATCCTTGATGAGGCTGACTATCTGAATCCACAGTCAACGCAACCGGCTCTTCGCGGTTTTATCGAAGAATTCTCAAATAACTGCCGATTCATTCTGACTTGTAACTTCAAGAATCGGATCATTGAACCCTTGCACTCTCGTTGCGGTGTCTATGAGTTCAACACTTCTAAGAAGAACACTGCTGTTCTTATGCAGCAAATGTTCGAACGTTCATGTAATATTCTAGACCAAGAAGGAGTTGAATATGATAAAAAAGATCTATTACCAATTGTCTCAAAGTTTGCACCAGATTGGCGTCGAGTGCTCAACGAACTTCAAAGGCGTTCTGTTCTGGGCTTTAATATGGGTCATTCTAATAGTAACAGTAGTGGAACCTTTGATGATCTATTTGCTCACCTAAAAGAAAAAGACTTCAAGAAGATGCGGTCGTGGGTTGTAAACAATATAGATACTGATGCAGCCGCGATCTTCCGTGGTCTCTATGATCGTATGTCTGATCATGTTGAACCACAATCAATTCCACAGTTGGTATTGATTCTTGCTGATTATCAATATAAACATGCGTTTGTGGCTGACCATGAATTGAACGTAGTTGCTTGTCTTACGGAGGTAATGGCCAATGTCCGCTTCAGTTAAATTGACTCTCTTTACTCAGAATGATTGTCCTTATTGTATTATCATGAAAGCAAAGCTTGAAGACTGGGGTTATGATTACGATGAAGTCAATATCAGCTATGAACTCGACAAGAAAGCTTTTCTCAAAGAGAATGGACACCGGACTGTGCCACAAGTCTATTGGAATAATACTCACCTAAATAAAGTCGATACTCATCAATTTACAAAACAAATGCTTGAAGATGAATTAAGTTATGATGACTATGTTGGTGGTGTGGAGAGTTTTCGATGAATCCATTTGAGTATTGTAATGACATCAACTATGGTAAATCAAATATCATGGTTGATGATATTGCCGAAAAAGCTTACAATGCTTTCATGGTAAATCGTCAATTGTCTTATTTTCAAGACACTGTTCTGATGGCTAATGAGATGAATCTCAACGCGCATTTGGATAATCGTTTACAATTTGACTTTCTTATAAATATAGTCAGGAAGAAAAGACGTTTCTCCAAATGGGCAAAAGCTCAAAAAAGCGATGACGTTGAAGTGATAAAGGAATATTATGGCTATAGCAATGAAAAAGCCCGCCAAATCCTCAGCCTTCTATCGTCAGATCAACTTAACGATTTAAAGAAGAAGGTTAACCGAGGTGGAAAAAGATAATACTATAATTGAATGGACACCCGCCTCCATGCTAGAGGTGACTTTGAACGAACCAGATGATTTTCTGAAAGTAAGAGAAACACTGACTCGAATCGGCGTGGCATCACGGAAAGACAATACACTCTTTCAGTCTTGTCATATCCTCCACAAACAAGGACGATACTTTATCGTACATTTCAAAGAACTCTTTTTGTTAGATGGGAAGAAGTCCAATCTAGAGGAAAATGATATTGCTCGTCGTAATACAATCGCGACATTGATGAGTGATTGGGGTCTTGTATCGATTGACAATAGAGAAAAAGCTCAACCACTTGCTCCAATGCGTCAAATCAAAATTATTCCTTTCAAAGAAAAAAATAATTGGACTTTGCAACCAAAATATAATATTGGAAATAAGTCTTAAATATATATAGTAGTGGATGCCGAATAGTCGGGTCCACTACATAACCTTGCTAGTCAATAGGAGGCACATATGACTGGAACATTCGCATTTCCGCGAAACGCATTTCTTGGTTTCGACCACATCTTCGACCAACTGGATAACATCCATAATCAGGCGAAGGATACCTATCCACCACATAACGTAGTAAAAGAAGAAGAGTTAAAATATACTCTTGAACTTGCTGTGGCTGGTTTCAAACAAGAACATATTGACATTGAAGTCAAGGACCATATCTTGACTATCACTGGTAATCGTCCTGCTCGTAGAGAACAGAACTTATATGTTCATAAGGGTATTAGTGCTCGTAATTGGAAAAAGTCATTTAGACTGTCGGAATATACCGAAGTAACTGGAGCAAATCTAACGGATGGAATTTTGACTGTTAATTTAGAAGTCGTTCTGCCAGAAGAGAAGCTGCCTCGTAAAATCACAATTGGAACTTACGAGGAAAAAAATGACAACACTAGTTCTCAACTACTCACAGAATCTGCTTGAAGTTATCTTCAACGGATTAAAGAAAACGCTTCAAGGTTTTATGGTTGGTTGGATGATCGCAAGACAATCCGCCACAAACGCAACCGTAGCTGAACAAATGATTCGTGCTGGTGAATACCGGAACGAAGATTACCATTGGCTTTTAGCCGATCTGAACGCTCGCACTATTGCTAGCATCAGAAAGGAATTTCTCAATGACTAATATTTGGAAATTCTTTTGGAGAAAAGCTGGTTACCAACCAGAAACTATCGCTGAAGTAGAGCGCATGTTAAACGAACAAATCAATAAATTTGATAGGTACGCATAATGTGGCCATACACTGACGAAGAAGCTGATTTTCTAAACTAAATAAATAGAAGGGCAAGCAATTGCCCTTTTATAATCTACGGAGATATTATGCTTGAAACAATACACATGAATGATTTTTTATCGAAATCAGAAGTAGATGAAATAGTTTCTGCGCATGTTTTATATAATAAACTTTTGAAAGAAGAATATGTTAAAACAGACAAACATGTTCATTTAGTACAATTTCAAACATCTGGATTTTGGTTTCTTGATGATCTAGACTTAGATCGATCACCAAAATTTGATTGGACTAAAGTTCATACCGAATATAAAGTAGATGATGACTGGATTATGCCAGACAAGAAACCAGAGTTTCTACAATTTTTACAAGATATAAAACCTCAATTAAACGTAGAAGATTTTCATAATCATCTTTTTGATTTACTGAATAAAAAACTTTCAGAAGTCGTTTCAGATCATGGCGAATTATATTGGTGTGCTCTTTATGACATTCCTTATAACTTTGAACTCCATTGTGATGGACGTGATGTAAAACGAAAAAGAGATCCACGACCAGATAACTGGGATGATTTGTCATACGAAGATTGGCATCATGAAGATAATGTTGAATATACTCGACAAGGACTGATTAATTTAGATGTTCATGATAGTCATGATGGTACTTGTATTTTCGATCAAAGTTTTCCGTATTCAATGTATGTTGATTTTTCAAAACTTCCTGACGAATTTCCAGTTCTTAAAAAACAAAAACCAAAATTAAAATTTGCCAAAGGCGATAGTATAGAGCGCTATGGAGCAAAAATAGAAAAATTCACTCATAAAGAATTTGATCCAGATGATTACGATTATATTATGGAAAATTGCATAGATGAAAGTGTTTGGCCAATTGAAGCTGGTTATGGATTAAGCTTAGAACAAATTCTTACATTTGACACTCCCGGTACAATGTATAGCTGGGACACAACAAAATTTCATAAAACTAGACCATTTACCGAAAAATTTCAATTAGATGAAATTCGTAGGAGATTATCAATAGCATTTACTTGTGGGAGATTCACATGAACTTAGAACAATTACGAGAAGAAATAGCAGCTGACGAAGGAGTTAAATATGAAATTTATCTTGATCACCTTGGTCTTCCTACTTTTGGCATTGGCCACTTGGTACTGGATTCTGATCCGGAACATGGCCAAGAAGTTGGAACTCCTGTCTCAGAAGACCGAGTCAATGAGTGCTTCGATAAAGATGTTGAGGTCGTCCTTGCGGACTGTGAAAAACTCTATCCTGATTTCGAGGAGCTCCCAGAAGAAGCCCAACTCATCATCGCAAACATGATGTTTAATATGGGTCGTCCACGTCTTTCTCAATTCAAAGGAATGAAGCGTGGTGTCGATGCTCGTGACTGGAATGCTGCCGCTGACGAAATGGTAGACTCTCGTTGGTATAAACAAGTTACCAATCGAGCTGACCGATTAGTACAAAGGATGCGTGCTATTGGTTAAACTAACTGACTCAGCCAGAGAATATATGAAGAAACTCGTCGCCGATAACGGCAGCAAGTATGTCTATTTGTCTGTCAAAGGCGGCGGGTGCTCTGGCTTTCAGTACGACTGGAGCCTTTCAGAGATGAGAGGCTTTGGACCAACAATCGATGAAATTCTCTGTATTGATGATATGGCAGAAATGTTTGTCATTGGTTGTACAATTGATTATGTATCTGAGTTAGGTGGATCTTATCTCAAAGTAATTAATCCAAACGCAACTGCATCATGTGGTTGTGGAGAAAGCTTTGCGGTATAAATATAATTAAACGGAGATAGATATGGCACCAAGAAATCATAAAAA